ATCCTACAGGTTCTCCTTTTGAAGACCCCGAGAAAATCAAGTCTCATTTAGAGGGGCTCATGGATGGTAAGATTGGGTCGCTCGCCAAGGAGATTGCGATGGAAGCCACCAAGGAACTGGGGGACGTGGAAGACAAGGACGAGTTTATGAAGCAACTCATGAAAAATCCCACCAAAATCATGGAACTGGTCAAGAACATTGGTACCACGCTGGAGACGAAGATTAAGAAAGGAGACCTAAAAGAGAGCGAACTTCTGGAAGAGGCCGCAGAGATTATGAAGAAAATGACCATGATGCCTGGGATGAAAGAGATGATGAGCAAAATGGGTATGGGTGGCAAGATGGATTTCAAGGGCATGAGCAACAAAATACAGGAAAACCTTAAACTAACCAAGACCAAGGAAAGGCTACAGAGAAAGCGAGAAGAGCGAGCCGAGGAACGAACCTCGACGAAGCCGTTTGATGAAAAGATTCCCATCATCACCGAGAAGTCGCCGGATACCTTTGTTGTAGATGTAGACGGGTCAAAGCCGACCAAGAGCAAAGGTAAGAAGAAAAAGAACAAAAAATAAAGATGAATATATTAAAACGTGTCCTATATCCTATAAAATATAATCATGTATATATATGAACTTTTGGGGGGATAATCCAACCTTACTCTTTGACTCTCGTTATATACAAGAGATATGGATTTATGAAGATATGGACCGAAACCAGTCCATGAATGCGTTGTCTCGACTTATCATCCTCTTGTCTGTGATTGGGTTTGTCTGTTTCAATCGTGTTCTTTTTCTCGTGATAGGGGGTATCTTATTGGGATGTATTGTTCTCTTTCACAAGAGTCAGAAAGAGAATTTTGAGACTGAATTATCTGACTATCAACGCATCGACGAATCTAATCCCTTGAACAATGTCCTGATGCAAGACTACAAATACAATCCACTTAAACCACCTGAACCTAAAGATTACAGTCAGCAAAAAGAAAACAATATCAACGAAAAGACGAAACAGTTTATTTTACAGGAAAACAAGGGAAATTCCCAAATTGGAGACTTATTCAAAAATCAGGGAGACCAGTTCAAGTTTGAGCAGTCTTTAAGACCCTTTTATACAAATCCTGTTACGACTGTAGACCAGTCTGAATACAAGGACTTTTTAAAATATTGTTATGGAATATTGCCTTCTGACAAGCCTCTTCGTATCTTCTAGAATACCCTTAACATTTTATTTTGTCTCGGATGAAATCGGTGAAAGAGAAATCCGAGACAAAATAAAATATCTCTTTAAAACTATATGAGTGTTGTGGATTTCCAATTTGACCAGTTGAGCCGTATAGGGAATGACGCCGTGACCAATACCCAAAAAGGTATCATGAACCAGCACTATTCGAATTACAATCTCATGAACCCTTATACTCAGTCATGTAACACGACGATGGAGTTTGCGACGAGTCAACCCAACCTGTTTTTCAAAGGCACCTATGGCGTGGGTCCGAATGGATGTAATATAGAGCAATCCTCTCAGTTACAACAGAGCAAAAATACCACAAACAATATCAAGGTTTCTCTCCACCAACGGCCATATCTTTCGGTACCCTTTTTAGGGCGAGGAAACGTGAATGTTGCGGCAGAAAATGAGCTTAAATTCGGAGACACCTTTAAAGAGAAAAAGAGTGTGATACAAATATCCGAGACGGATTACTTGCCGTTGGAGAGCTTTCCCCTCTATGACAAGGATGTTATGGTGAAGAAGAGTGGTATGGAGTCGGGATGGTATGTAGGAGCAGACACTCGTGACATGTACAAGCAAAACAATCCCAAAAAGTAAAGTATCAAAATATATTCTATACCCTAGTATAATGGCTTCTACGCGCAACCTAAATACCGCCCTTGACTACCAAAATGAAAAAAGAAAAGACCAACAACATCTTGCGTACAATACCTATCGTGGTTTTGGTGTAAATCATACACCTACCCTCTTCACGAATGGACCCAATCCATCCATCTATGCCGGACAACTGGACCGACATGCGATTGACGTGGAGTCGATGCTTCGAGGCATCCGGTCGACTAATTTAGAAGGAGTATCTTTCACCGCAACCCCATCTCAGGTGACAATACAAGAAACCACCTATTACGAAAAAGTTCCCTTAATGATGCCTGACCCTTATATCTCGTTAAATCGGGAACGCCCTAATTATTTAAACTAATATAGTATAATGGCGTTTACCCGATTTCACGACGACTCAGACCGCATCTCTCGAAAATTGACCGAGTCCACACAGGTAGGTATTTATCATTTAAATACACCTGGAAATGGTATGACCAATCCTTACATTGATGACATACATATTCGACTTCAAAAATGGGGAGCGAACCTACAGACAAATGGTTTTGAGGTGAGTGAGGCATTGCGACCTCAGCTCCTGACTCGAGATGCGGTTCCTTACAAGAAACCCTATACCCGGTCAAAAACATACGGAACGAATACCTTTGAAATTGATGAGAGTCGTACCTCACTACCCGCATGGACATTTCGTGAAAAGCCGCAAGCTCAGTATGCTTTTCTTCCACTTAATCCACAAGCAAATCTTTTTTTCAAGTTTGACAACAACACTCCCACACGTATGCTTGAAAAGGATTATTATCGTTCAGCTTACTATTAAAATATTTATTTATACTAATGGCTCAAATCGCAATACCCGTGGTGATGCTAGGGGCCTTGTATTTAATGTCGAATGATAAGTCTAAAGAAAAGGAGGGGTTTAAAGACTCCTCTGTAGCCAATGTGGATGAATCTACACTACTCTTGAAAGATAAGGAGAGGCCACTTATAAGTAAAGCCGCTACTTCGAAATATACGATGAACAGTGAAGGAGATTACTCCCAATACCAGGATAAGTATTTTACACCTAAGCGAGAAGATTCCAAGTCCCTTTTTCGTTCATTGGATGGGAGCGACGTTTTAACAGAGGATGTAAAACATAGCAATATGCAAATGTTTTACAATTCAAAATCATATGGTACATCCTTTACAGACAATCAAATTTTAGATAGCAAAGATGGTAAGGGTTCTCTCTTTATCGAAAAAAAAGAAATATCAGCACTCTTTAAGCCTACTGATAAAGTTACATCTGTATTTGGGAATCAAAACCAAAATGACTTTTTCCAGTCTCGTGTACAGGAGTCTTCACGCCACGCAAACAACAAGCCGTGGGAGGAAATTAAGGACCAAAAAGGTAATAATGGGTTTAATTGGGGGTTAAATGAACAGCAGCGTCCCAAGAGTGTAGACGAATTGCGCGTGGCGACCAATCCCAAGTCCAACTACGAGAATAGTTATCGAGCACCTGCTTATGACCCAAAACAAATCGATGCCTCTCAAGACGTGATGAGTAAACTCGGAAAGTTTGTTAAAAAAACACCAGAAACATTCAAGGCCTATCACGGTGTAGAAAGTGCTGGTATAGCAGGCGGAATAGAGAGACCTCGCAACAAACCCATTGAAATGTTAACCAAAGAAGAACGAGAGAGCACAACCTTTGAATATTACGGAGTCAAATTAGGAGAAGAGATGGGTTATGCTGACAAGGGTCAAGAAGGGACCGTACATAAACAATCCTATTTGGGAGCAGACCCGCTGAATCTTGCTCCTCAAGGACAGTTCCCCAGTACGCAGCAAAATTACGGAAAAGAAAGTTATACCTCTTATACCAACAGTCGGGACAGTCAAGAAGAGTATTACGGAACGGTCGGAGGTATGTTTATGGCCAATGTAGTGGACCCCATTGTCAAAACGTTACGTTACAGTAAAAAGATGAACACGATTGACCAGACCTATCAGAGTAATTTGAAAGGTGGAGCAAAACCATTGGTCTTTAATCCACATGAACACTTGGCTACGACACATCGTGAAATGGATGTCGAGAAGATTGGGTTAAATTACTTAAACACAGAAAGGCAACAGGGAACCGGTTATCAGGTCGCGAATCCTTACGTACAAGCAACCCAGAGACAATCTACTCAGGGTGAAGTGTTTGGACAACCCAAGGGCAAGGAAAAGAACAAGTCTTATGATGCGGAATATAATCAACGTAATACCGTGCGCGATGTGACAAACAGATTCCCTCTTGGAAATGCGAAACAGTTGAATGTCGAAACCAATTATACTAGCTCCAATCGTGTTGTGGAAAACGATTATCGTCAGATGGGACGGTCTGGCTCTGTACCTGACTCTCGACTTTTAGGCGTATCGACGAGTGAACCACAACAATATCGTATTGCGAACCAGGACCCATCCTTTGACCTACTTAAGGCGTTTAAAAGTAATCCATACACCCAACCCATTGGAAGCGTGGCTTAAATAAAACCGTTTTATAGTATAAGATGGACCAGATATTGAAATCAATTGCCGTGACATTGGTGTCCTTTTTACTACTAGACACTATCTACTTTACTCTCTTGTACCGTTACATGAACAATTCGATAGAAAAACTCCAACGAAAGCATATGAAGATACGATACGGTTCTGCTTTCATCTGTTATTTGGCCATGACAGCATTGATCGTGTATTTTATCGTTCTACAAAAACGCACCATACGCGAGGCGTTTTTTCTGGGATTTTTAGTCTATCTCATTTATGAAACGACCAACTATGCGATACTGAAAGACTGGCCGCTTTCTCTCGTGTGGATAGACAGTCTTTGGGGAGGGATTTTGTTCATGACAGTTGCCTGGATAAATAAAATATTTGCGTAATTTACATGAAAAATAAGGTGTCTACTCCATCTGCTGTGCCAAATATCATGTTTGCTTCCGTGTTTCAAGGAGTTTTAGGAGGACTCGCCGCGATTGCTGCGGTAGGTCTTGTTTGTATTGCGTTCTTTGGTCTCGGGTATTACTTGATTGTTACCTATAACAAAAAAGGTACAAAACTATTTGAGGAGTTACAACCGATGCAGTATTTAGGCATCCTTCTCTGTTTCATTGGTTGTCTTCCGTTTATTCAGTACTTTTTTCTTGGTTTCCTCTCAAGTGCGGGCAGTGCGGCATTCTCGGGACTGTTTGGCGGGGAATAAATGTATTATGTGTTTTATTTCTATCTTTTCGATAAAGATAAAACTATAATCTGTTATCAAGTCTAAATGATAGAATCTAAAATATATAATGCGTCTCCCCATCCATATTGGGTCATATTCGTCAAGACTCGTTTAAAATGATAAGTAGCTAAAAATTCATCTATTTCCGGCATCAAACCACAATCTTTATAGAGTTCTTTCTCATTTACTTCTAAATAAAGTACCTTTACATTTTGTATGGATTGAATAGCACCTTTCAACGCCATAAGTTCTGCTCCCTGAATATCGAAATTCCAAAAGTCGTATTTAGAAGCATCAAGATTATTTCTTTTGAAAAAGCTATCGATTGTAATCGTTTTTTTTTTAATTTTGTCCACATAAAAAACATGCGGATGTTCTTGTAGATGAGTTCCGAACTCCAAGACACTTGAAGATTGACCATTGTTTGAAATATGAAATTCCACTTCATCTTCATCTTTATCTGTGACAACCGCATTGTATACATTCGGTATACCTCGTAGTTTCGCCTGTTCTACCTTTAAAGGTATCGCATCAATCCAAATAATATTTTCAAACGGAATACCCATACTATGATAAAAAGGCAACTCTTCGCATTCGTGTGCTCCAATATGAAGAGCACCCTTAATGTGTATATTTTTAGATACTAATATTCTGTTTATTTCTTCGAAACTTATCAACATGTTATAACAAGACAGATGAATTCTTTAAAACAAACGTATTAACGTAAATGCCGTAAGTATTTGAACAATACCTGTTCAATCACTTGTTGTAAGGGTTCTGGTAAATGTTCTGGTGGCCCATGATAGACTTCGACATGGTCTTGAATAAAGATAAGTTGTCCTTGTTCCATCTTCAGATGAAAATCCTTGTAGGGAACTCCATCTATCATGGTCGTTTTACACAAGAATGGTTCTGGTTTATGTGTCAAAAAATGAATACCTATACTCTCGTCCGGGTCTAATACTTCGTACGTTTCGTATGACCATCTCTCGGTTGGAGCTTCCTCAAAAAAACAGAGACAACGTTGTCCATCGTATTGTCCGACGATGGGTTCATGTATCTGTTTGTGAATGTTCATGCTGTCCGCTATCGTTGGGTGGGGATGTTCGATGTCTACATGTAATGGTTCCAAGAAGTAAAAAGCAGGGTCTAATATACAATAACTTGTCTCGGTAAGTGGTATCAATAAAGAGACGTGACATAGTTCAGGTGTACCCTGTACACGAAATATATTCGGAACAGAAGCGGGTACAATGAAAGACCGAACCTTGTGATTCGATTGTAGATACCGTTTCAGAAAAGTGGTCATGGCGATACAGTTTCCAGAATGGTATTTGTCCAATGTATGAGAAGATAGAGACAATTTATAGGATAGATAGGGAAATGTAGAAAAAGCAATGTTCTCGTAACACGCATACAATGCGTCGCGTATGCTTTCTTGAGTTAGAGTTTGTTTAAAAAAGGTAATCTCTCTTAGTTTCATTATATCATATAGAGAAATAATGAAATGTAGTTTAGATGCAAATGATAGATTCCTTGCTCAATACCTATCGAACGTCCCGTAACCTCCCCCATTTACTCTTTCACGGGGAGGTTCATTCGGGTAAGCGTAAGGCTTTACAAAAGTTTTTGAATGAGATTTACACACCAGAAGAGAAACAGCAATATTGTATGTTTATTGAATGTTCTATGTGTAAAGGGATTAAGATGATACGAGACGACATTAAGGAATTTGTCAAACAACAGTGTATACACCCTCAACTGTTTAAGAGTATTATTTTATACGATGCGGAAAATCTCACGATTGATGCGCAGTATTCGTTGCGTCGTTGTATTGAGATTTACAGTAACAAGAATCGGTTTTTTATTGTCACGTCTTATAAGGATAAGTTATTGAACCCCATCTGTTCTCGTTTTGTACACGTGTATTTTCCAAACAATAGTTTCGCGAATCCTTTTTCAAAATTACCTCCCGATTATGAATCATGGAAAGGACAAGGTGGAATAGCCTTGGTCGAGACACTCTATCAACATGGGATACACGGGGATAGAGTCCTTGACCATTATACAAAGGATAATCACTGTCCCATCAATGAGTTTACTTTCTTTTACGATGAATTATGTAAAAAGGTCAAACACGAAAAGATGATATTGTTTTTTATCCTGAAAAAGTTTGAGCCAGGTCTTTTCGTTTAGATAAAATTCGTTTAGAAAATTCGTTTTCTTTATCTAAAGCTATATATGGATGATTCAACCTCAAATCTATTACCTGAATCCAAAAACGAATGGTCTATCCTTCTCATGAATTATGTCACCCCGCATATCATGGATGGGTTTCGTTCTATCTTTAATGAGTCGGTACAGCTGTGCGATAAAAACGAAGAACCAGAGAAGTACCTGATGACATTTCAGAACCTTTTGACGCGAATTCCCAAGTGGAATCAGCAGACGATTGACTTAGAAAGAGAACGTATCGTCAAGCTATGTAATTGTGCGTATCTGGAAGACTTGGTGGTATGCGTGCATATCATTCAGATGAAGATTTTGAGCTGTGTACGGGTAGGGTCTGAGAGTAAGAAACTAAATATTGATATTCCTGACTTTGGTCTATTCATTCACCAAGTGTACACAAACGTAGCACGTAAGCTCTATTCTTCAATATACCTTTTTGAATTAGAAGTCTCTGGACTTGAGAAACAAAAACGTACACGTGAGTTTGAACTTTTGGTTCAAATTTGTATCATGAATACGATTCGGGACCGTATTCCTGTAGAGGCATTACTTCGTCAATACATTGATGAGTCGACCGAATACATTACCAAAGAACCAGACGTAAAGCCTGACGTGAAGCCTGATATAAAGCCCATACCGAAGGTCGAAGTCAAGACAGAACCTATCGTGGAAGTACCAAAGGAGACATCCCAGAACGCAGAGATGGAGTCATTCTCGCCTAAACCTGAGGTATCTACGGAAGTGAAACCTGAAGTAAAAATACCTGAATCACCCCAAGAGGTTTTGAAACCAAAACTATCATTTAATCCAGAGATTGAGACCTTTGATATTCCCCCATTAGTAGAGGAAGAATTTAAAATTGGAGAAGACATCCCCCTCAATATGATTTGTTTTGATGATATGGAAAAGTCAGATACGATTGATTTAGGAATTGTGGAACTCTAATAGAATCGTTTGATGTCATCTTTTTTTATTCCATGCGATTGTATGGAGGAAATCTATCTCGGACTCTTAGCAGGAGGTCTTTTTTTTGTCGTGAAGCTCATTATGGAGAAACTAAAGTATGATGTGAAACCTAATCTATTGCGAGACAGTTTTTTGGTTACCGTTGTAATCATTCTTCTTTTATACCTTAAAACAGAATACATGAAGTCAGTGGATATGAAAACACCCGTCTTTGTGAATGAACCTGGATTTTAGTTACGTATGAACAAAGTTTTTAATCTTCAAATTATCAAATGCCTGAACAATACCTCGTCTCTGATGTATTTTTTGTGTATATTCATCTGTTCCATACCAGAACCTTTCATGCCATTCGATGTACAACTCTTTGATATGGTGTATTGATTCTGAACTAAGAAGCTTGGGTAGTACAACAAATTCACTTCCTTCAATGTCGCATTTTATGTATATTTCAGCATCAACATCGCTGGTCACAATAGATGATATGATTTCTTCAATATCGATACAATTACATTCTTTAGAAACAATATCAAACACAACTCCATTTCCTGCGTCATATTTTGGATTAATGTCTAGACAATTTGACCCTGTCGTATAGCCATCAATGTAACTATCCTTACGATTGTTTGACCAGGCTCCGGCATGTGAATTAAAAGAGATGGTTCCGCTATAATCCATCACAGCAAGATTAAAATGATGGAAAGAATGAAATTTTTTTTCATAAACACTTACCATTTGTCTCGACAATTCATAAATGTTTTTATTGGGTTCATAACAATATACATGGTCTTTATCATCCAATCCTAATTTTTGAGAAAATTCCTCTAAACCTTCAAATTTATGAGTACCCAAGTCAATAAAATGCCTCATATAATTAGGGTTCAGTTATTATATTTCTTAACCCAACTCATACCTTTACGTTTGTTTCGATTTGTTTAAATATGTCTTATTCTAATGAAAATACTTACAGCAGTCGTAAACAATCCAATCTTTATTGAGATACAGTTTTATACCCTACAAAAGTATTTTAAAGGGGATTACGAGTTTATCGTGTTCAATGACGCCAAAGAGTTTCCTGATTTTACAAATGGAGGAGATATCACTCTAAAATCCCAAATAAAAGAGATTTGTCGTAAGCTAAACATACAATGTATCGATATTCCGAACCTTGGACACCGAACCAATCATGACGCAGGTATAAGAGCTGCTGATTCCATGAATTATATGCTACAGTATCAAAAGGCGTTCCCAGATAAATATCTAGTTCTGGATAGTGACATGTTTCTGATTGACGACTTTGACATCGGTATGTATTCGTCGTATGATTGTGCCGTGTTACTTCAGACTAGATTGGAGAATCGCATCCATTACTTTTGGAATGGTATCTATTATTTTGATACAACACGGATGAAACATTTGGAATTGTTGAACTGGAATTGCTCCCCTCATTGTGACGTAGGTGGTATGATGCAACAGTGGCTGGGTAAACATAAAATAGAAAACGGCGAATACTCGAAAGATATCTATTGGATGAATCATCTTTCTTCGGGTCGTTGGAACCTTCCGGATTTACCCACAAATCTAGAGGGTAATAAAAAATTAATTGATTTTTTAGAAAGTGACCCAAGAAATGAAAAGGGATATTTTTGTGAACTGTATGACAACGTATTTTTACATTATAGATGTGGAGGGAACTGGAGACAAGAAGGGTTAGACCTACACAAATTTTTGTCAGAAAAACTGAAAAAAACCTTGATATAAGCGAAAATCAAAATAGTTCGATGAATTTATTCAAGAAGAACGAATTGTTTCGAATGTGTACAATCGTATCCGATAATTCATATTTAAGTGTTCCATCTTCTCTTGTATAAAAAGAATATGGATTAAAAAAGATATACCCGTATTTATTTGCCTCTTCATTCATATAATTATTTACCTTACGTGTAAAACGAACTCTATCTTCGTCACTTCCTACAAACGGAAATTCATGCTGGATAGGTCCATTTATTTTTTCATAATCATATTGTTTCGTCGGAGGTATTATACCCACTATGACTACCTTTACATCGATAACTATATTTTTTTTAATCGTATCGAAATAATTATCGACTAATTCTTGTATCACTACATCTTCATGATTACCTAAATTAATTTGCCTTTGTATATGACATCTACAGTCTACTTCACCATAAGACAATACAACTATATCTCCAATTTTCAAATTATCTTTATTGAAATGAATAATCTGTTTGTCTCTACCTATACGAAACATGGTGATAGAACTACAATGTAAATCTGTATGTTCCAAAGGTAAATTTCTGAAACTAAACATGGCGTGACTATCTCCAAATAAATAGATCATTATAACTATTATAACTATTATAAGTATATATATTCATGATATAACGTTATAAATACATATTTTTATTACATTTATTATTTATGTCGATTACTTTCAGCACATGCTGGTATCAACTCCGTTCGAAGTTTGACGCACACGTATACAAACAATGGATGGCCTACTTCTTAGAAAACGCCAATTTTCATCTGGTCATTTATACCAACAAGGAAAGCATATCTTTTGTAGAACCCTTTGCGCGAGACCGCGTGAAGATTGTATTGAAAGAATGGGAAGAGTTTAAAGGGTATTCACACACGGAGTCATGGTTAAAGAACCACAAAAAGAATCATTTACTGAATGAGAACAGTCAGTGGAAGACCGATTGGAAACTCAACTTACTGTGGGCCGAAAAGGTTCATTTTGTACAAGAAACCACTACATACGTGAACAGTGACTGGTATGCGTGGTGCGACATTGGGTATTTTAGAGAACCGTTGTTGTCACCCGACCAATTTCGGCATTGGCCGAACCCTTCCAAGATAGCCCAGCTAAAAAAAGATAAGATTTATTATGGGCTTCCAGGGTCGAGAGAAACCATCCAATGGTTCCAAAACCTCCTACAAGCAAACCAACCACTACCCCCGGATAGGGTTACCGTAGCAGGTGGATTCTTTTTGATTTCATCCTCGAAAGTAGATTGGTGGACCAAAACCTTTTCTAGTAAATTACTACACTACTTTGAAAAGGACCAACTCGTCAAAGATGACCAAATCATCATCGTGGATTGTATTCTCCATGATCCTAGTCATTTCCTCCTTATCGAAGAGTCCGACGAGACAAAAAATAGATGGTTTGTCTTTCAGGCGTTTTTGAGTTAAACACAATCCTTTTATTCAGGTAATGATAAGTATTTTAATGCCGGTCTATAATGGAATAGAATTTATCGATACATCGGTTACCAGTATCTTGGAACAGACCTTTCAAGATTGGGAACTTTGGATTGGGATTAATGGTCATCCGCTTGGGTCGGATGTTTATCAAAAGGCCAAAACCTACGAGAAGGACCCGCGTATTCGTGTGTTGGACCTATCGACAAAGGGAAAGTCCAATACACTGAATGAAATGTTGGTCCATTGTTCCTATTCATGGATTGCGTTGTTGGATGTAGATGATCTATGGCTGCCTTTAAAATTAGAAAAACAATTGCCTTTGATGACACTATATGATGTGATTGGAACTCATTGTCAATATTTCGGAGAACATTATGGAAAACCCGAACTTCCTATAGGCGATTTAAGAACGCATGATTTCCTAAAGGTAAATCCGGTCATTAACAGTAGTTGTCTCATTAAAAAGGAACATTGTCTATGGGACGGAACTGTCGATGGGGTAGAAGATTACGACTTGTGGCTTCGACTATGGAGAAAGAAATGTTTCTTTTATAATCTTCCAGATCATTTGGTCTTGCATCGCATCCATAAGGCTAGTTCCTTCAACTCAAAAGGTAATCATATACAGGCACAACATGTAGTAGAACGTTATCGTTAAACCGTTACGATAATCTGTTTATTCCATGCGTCGAACAAGGCATTCCATCGTTCTCTACATTTTCCCACGCTGAGGTTTTCTAATATAAATTGTCTCGGTTCATAGGTGGCCAGGTTTGAGACAAAATTGGGAAACTCCAGTTCGAATTGTCCCAGTGTATAAACCTTGGTTCCGCAACGGTCATCCCAATAAGGAACACTTGTGCATAAGAGGTCTTTCTGTACTGTACTATAATCTTGTAACATGGTTCGACAATCCCATACGAATAGAGGAACGTCTGCCGACAATGCTTCTTGAATCGCAAACCCTTGAGTCTCATACGCGTCAAGGACAATTCCATATTTACTTTCTTTCAATACAGCTAGATAGTCTTCTTCCTTGTACCCTTTTCCATAATTGAAAAGCGTATACGAAATGTTATTTTTTTCCAAGTAATCTTCTATTTCTGCCAGTTCAAAAGGGTCGCGATGTTTAAAATACACGAAGACCTTTTCTCTCGGCTTACCGGTAGGGAAAAAGGTCGTCGTGTCGACGGGAAAAGGAAAGATAGACAAGGGTAGAAAGACCTCGGCATTTTTGGCGGTCCATATGTCGAGTATCCACTGGCTAGGCAATAGATACACTGAATTACGATGTTCATTATGAACTGTCAATAGTTTTGTATCTGGAAAAAGGGAAAAATGTGGACCAAATAAAAAGAACTTGTCTGGATAAAGAGACGTATCAATGGGTTCAGACGGAGAGTAGATGTGTATATGTTTCGGGATATCTTCCACCGTTCCATAGACATATTCACCCCTGAGTAGTTCTTCTAGACCGCGTTGGTTTTTGAAGTGTAGCCCGCCAATGATCAACAGCATACGATATAGATAGAAGAAAAAGAATGCTTATATTTTAATCCATGTACTCGGGAACAGGTCTGTTGTATCCTTGTTTCCTTGTGCGGGTCCAAACCATTTTGATGGATAGGTGACGATTTTATCGGGGGTTACATTGAAGTAAGCTCCCCACCAACTGAATGTACTGTTGGCGATAATCTGATGCGAGCAACACGCCATGAGGCAAAGCTGTTCATAATCTGGGATAGTATGGTCTATCGAAATAAAGGACATCTCTGGAAAAAGAGGCTTCAACAATCGAATGTACTCATCTACATGGTCTTTGTCATCTGCCTCGTAGAAATAAAGAACTCTTCTGGCCGATGTCATTCGCATCATGACATTCAAACTACTCGTATAATAAGAGAGAGGTAATACAGGATGGTGGTCAGGTAAATGCTTGTAATCCCCTACTCGAAAATGTAACGAAATAAAGTCACTGTAATCAAAAGGATATGTTTCACGAGTCTTGGCTAGAGTCTCTTTCAGTTTAATGTGTTCAAAGATTCTCTCTTCGTTTGTTTCAAAATACTTGTAAGACTGGAAATAGCCGAGAAGTTTAAAGGGTTTGTTGATATGTCGATAGTGTAGGATAGGTTCATAATGAAATCCTGGTTCTTGATAGATAGGTAATGGGACCGTTGGTTTTAAATACTTACGTAGAGGAGCCAAAAAGGTATCCCAATAAAAGGGTCTGTCTTCACGTTGTGCCGGTACATCTTCCAAGAAGAATTCCTTTCGATGCGTTTCCGCATACGACATTAGGGTAAAGAGTTGAAACAATTGATTGCCTAATCCTCCCATCAGGACGGTCGTAATCATTAGCATGAATGGATATTTTAAAAGAATAAAGTAAACCCATATCTATATCGTATGTACATTCCGAAACGTTACCTTCCACGAGAACTTACAGAAAAGGATAGAGAAAAACAAAGAAAAGGACTAGAGAAGTCTAGAAGACTATACAGACAAGGGATTTATGTACCTCGTCCACATGTCTCGAGCTTTCACTGGAAACCTTCCAAGCATGTACTGCGAGCAAAAGCCATGTATCATATAGACCATATTGGTGCGACAATTGCCCTGGCCAAGGCATCCGGTTGTCCTATATCCGTATTGAAAGACATTGTACATAAAGGAGAGGGGGCGTATTATTCAGGAGGGTCAAGACCCAACCAAACCGCTCAATCATGGGCGATGGCTCGTTTAGCAAGTGCTTTGACGGGAGGTAAATCAGCCAAGGTGGATTTTCATTTGTTGCGAAAATGTAACAAGACGAAAAAAGCTTATCGTTACGCATTAAAAGCAAAAAGGTAATACCAACAATAATATACAAGCATAATAGAGTAAAATGATATTAACAAGCCAACACCATACAGAACCTCTTATACTGGATTGTACATAACGAAAGTGGGTAATGATTGCGAGAATTGCTCCGATGATAACCGCTGGCCATAATCCTCGGTAGATGGGGCCTATGAACAAAAACGCAATCCATCCCATGACAAACAGATTGAAATCTTTAAAGAATCCCCAGTTTAGATGTCCCTCATCGACTACCGTCTTTTTCACTTTCAGATTACCTAGTATCAATACCCAAAATACATAGAGAACACATAACCATTCGCGCAAGACCACGTCTTCAATGATAGACAAGCTAAAGATAGGCTGTAATATAAGTAAGATTAGACCAATCGTACTCAATACGATATTGTAATCCGTATTTAAATTTCTCCATAAAAAGAATTCGACCAACTGCATCGAAATAATCGAAATTAGAAATAGATACACTGCGAGAGAGTGTAGTTCTTTAATTTTATAAGGTGTATACAGATTATTATAGAGGATAAGACACAAAACAAAACTACTAAACAAGAATGTATTTAAGGATACATGTTCGTTCCAACACATAGAGTACCTATCTATAATTATTCAACTGTAACTACCTTTGCTAGATTACGGGGTTTATCTGGATGAATGCCTCTTGCGATAGAGAGACGATAGGCTAACATTTGCAAGACCACGGCATAAATGATTTCTTGTATTTCTTTGTTCTCTGGAACCACTAGAACCTTTTCTTTGGGTAAGTCCAAGTCTTTGATTTCTGTGATGACTAAAATGTCTCCGCCTCTACTTTCGATTTCCTTGTATACGGACAACAACTTCTTTTGATGCGGCTTATCCATGAGTAACAAAACGGGGAAACCTGGTCCCAATAAGGCAAATGGACCATGTTTCAAAGCACTGGCTGAGTAACCCTCCGCATGGATATACGCAATTTCCTTAAGCTTTAACGCCATTTCACACGCCAATGTCTTGAATGTTCCTTTTCCTAAGATAAATACATGTTCTTTGTTTAGTATTGATATATGGTTTTCACGAATCGGAAGGTTCTGTAAAAAGGACTGTATCTGTGAGGGGATTTGTCGCAAGTCTTCGTAGTTCCTAGGTTTTGGAATATATCCAGGATTTCTTTCTTTTATCCATAAAGCTATCATTTTTAAAATGAGTAGACTGCTTGTAAAGGTCTTGGTAGAAGCAACAGCCACTTCCTTCCCGGCATTCATGTATACCCCGCAATGAACCTCGCGCGCAATCTGAGAGTCGACTACATTGATGACCCCTAATGTAATCACATGAGAGTGTCCTTGAACCATCTCGAGTACACGATGTAAATCCTTTGTTTCTCCAGACTGACTGCAGAAAATCATCAAGGTTTTTCCTATAGGGATATCCTGCTCTTCAAATTCTCCTGCGTCCATGGATTTCACTTGATATTGATATTCTGAATGTTTCATAAAGAGTGAACCTATCTCGCACGCATAAAAACTTGTACCACAACCAAGCAAAAGTATGTGCTTGAGAGAAGATACGTGTGGTTCTAAAAAATCAATCCCTCCCAATTTAATAGATGACTGAACGCGGGCTCCATGGTTCATTGCTCGAGACAATGTATAATGCTGTTCCATAATCTCTTTCAGAGTCCAATGTAAAAAAGGAGACGGCATGTTAGGTTCTTCTTCGATTACAGCGATCGTTTTTTCCATAAAAACAATGCCTTGTTTTCCAAGAATAACAACCTTGTCATTCGGTAACACATAATATTCTTTGAGTTGCTGTACGAAGCCAGATTTCTCTGAAGTCGCCATCCATACATGGTCGTTCTCTCCTACCAATAGAGGTGAACCATGTCGAACCAAATAGATTTCTTCGGGATTACACTGTATGGCTAGACCATAGGTTCCTTCTAGCCTTTTTACTGTGTGCTCTATACTTTCCAGAATATTCTTTTTTTCTTGAAGAAAATAGTATTCCATGAGATTGACGATTACCTCTGTGTCTGTATCTGAGACAAAATGAAATCCTTTTTGAGAAAGGAATGTTTTGAGTTCCTGGTAATTCTCGATAATCCCGTTATGTACCAAGATAAAATAACCTTGATTCGAGGTGTGTGGATGCGTATTTTCTAGGGTAATTCCGCCGTGTGTTGCCCATCGCGTATGTCCGATGACATTGGTGCTTTCCTTGTCTGAGAACCCATCCGCAAACAAGTCAAAGTCATCTGTACGATTGTGTCCAATTGTTTTGTGTGAGAAAAAAGAAGTATCAGACCAATAGGATACACCAAATGAATCATAACCTCTATTCTGAAGCTGTTGAAGACTGTCTTTCAGTAGAGGAAGTACGTTCTTTTGTCGTTTGGATAGGATAGCCGTTATACCGCACATATAATAAGTTATACTACAAGTATTTAATTCACAATATTACACATTACACTATTAAAATTTGGTCTTCTTTACATTGATCTTTTGTTTGATATTCTTCTTGGAATCAAATGCTTGTTCTTCATCTTCGTTATTGGCCTTCATCTTCCACAGCTCCGGTGCACACAATTTAAAGGGTGGTGTAGGATTTGCCTTGTACCACGCAACCTGGGAACTAAGCTCATTACTCGAACTGTTGTTACAAATGACTAAACATTCAAAATTCTCAGTGCATTGGTCCATGACTTGACAAAACGATTCAAAGGTAGGAAACATACCCGCATAATTTTCGTAGATACGTTTGCGATTTGCGATGTAGGGCTCACGAAGGATAAATACATAATCTACGTTAGTACGTAGCTGAGGAGGTATCCCTAAAGGATACTGCATGGTGATAATCAACATGATTTTCCAATGTCGTCCATTCATGAAAATCATACGCATCAATTCGTTTTTAGACCAAGAACTGTCGTATAAACAATCATCCAATATGACAAATGTACGTGGGTCTATGCTACATTTCTTATACATATCCATTTGTGTTTTTACCTGTTTCATCACCTGTTTTTGTCTCAACAGAATGTTTTGTATGATACCTGTCTCAAATTTGGAATGAATAAGAACCGCAGGCACATGATTTGAATAAAACTGATTTGCTCCTTCTGTACCCGAAATGACTGTGCCTATGGGTACATCCCTTTGATGGTAGAGTAAGTCTCGAACCAAGAAACTTTTACCCGTGTCTCGGCGCCCGATGAGCACAATGACTGGACCCTTATTTTCGTCTTTATGAAAAACAATACGTTTCATATCAAATTTTTTTAATTCAAGGGTCATTAACATATACACAGAGAACGTAGGTTGAAATTGGACGCGGACTTTTGATGAGTTCAAACGTATAAAATCTTTTATCCTGGGAAAACAATGAACGCGACTTTTCATCCAATCCAGGCATATACCTCGATTGTCCCTAAAAAAAAGCTCGACGCCTATGTCAAAAAGAACTCGTATAATGAGTATGTTGTAAAGGATAAGGAAAGACGAGAGACGACATGCTTTAAGAAAGTGATACCTTTAATTGATTTTGTCAAATATTTATCTGGAAAATACAAGCAAGATAATATTTTGTCATTGCCGTCTTCTGAACCTGTCGGTGAAACTCCATTTATCTCTTGTATTCAATCCCCTCATAATTATGCTTATGTTGATAGTTTCTTTTATTGCTTAACCTCTAACTTAAAAGAGAAAGGATTTCAGCATGGAATGGAAGTATTTGACGAGTATATTTGTCTCGAAGAAAACGTAGAGATTAACATCGCAGATGACTTTGAGTACATTTGTGATAGCCCTTTTTTTAAAGAACGGCTAAATCATGATTTCTTTTTTAAAGAGGAAGAACTAAATGGAATGCTTCAAGATAAGAAACTAGACCCAATTCAGATTTCAGATGAACACTGTATGTTTGAACTAGATGAACTAGACGCAGAAGCAGAGGTTGTCTCTCCGTTAATGGAAGAGTTGAAAGTCGAAGAATTCAAAGAGGATTCAGAAGAATTTAAAGAGGATGAAGATTTAGAACTATTAGAAGATACCGACGATGCTGTTACAGAAGAGGTAGATTTTGACTTGGATGAACCGGATGGGTCTGAACTAAGTTTTACTGAAGACGAAGAGGAAGAAGAACTCAGCATTGATAGTGATTGCGACACACCTGAACTGCTTCAAGATATGGTACTTAATATTAAGAAAATGCCGGTTCAGGTTGTCACCTTGGAGAAATGTGAAGACACTTTGGATTCTTTACTAGAGACAGACGCCATGCGTATGGAGGAACTCGAAAGTGCGATGTTCCAAATTATTATTATTTTGTATACCTATCAGCAGATTTTTCATTTTACACATAATGACCTTCATACGAACAACATCATGTATGTTCATACAGACAAAGAGTTTATTTGTTACAAGGTACTTGGGTGCACCTATCAAATTCCTACCTTTGGAAAACTCTATAAAATAATTGATTTTGGACGCGCAATTTATGAAGTGAATGGTAAACGTATATGTAGTGATAGTTTCTCAGAAAATGGAATGGCTTATACTCAATATAATTGCGAGCCATTTTTTAACCCGGAAAAGCCAACGATTGAGCCCAACTATAGTTTTGATTTGTGTCGATTGGCGTGTTCTATGCTGGATTTCATCATTGATGACCTCAAGGAAATTGACCACTTCCGTGAGGTTCCGATTTATGACCTCATTCTTTCATGGGTTTACGACGATCATGGTATGAATATTTTGTATAAGAAGAACGGGGAAGACCGTTATCCCGAGTTTAAACTCTACAAGATGATTGCTCGTATTGTCCATCAACATGTACCTGAAAAACAATTCGGTCATGAATGTTTCGCCAAGTACAGAATAAAGGTGGAAGTAGACATGGATATTGATGATTTGGTATCAACACATCGTCCAGAACAAATGAATTAATTATTTAAACTATTTATGTTTACGTTGACGTTTCTTTTTTTTAGAAGGATTGACTTCTTTCGCATTTACTAGGATGTGTTCAATTTTAGGATTTAACACTTCTTCGATAGTTTTTTTACTCTCAGCTACAGGTTCAGCTAGAGGTTCAGCTACAGGTTCAGCTACAGGCTCAGCTACAGGTTCAGCTACAGGTTCAGCTAGAGGCTCAGCTACAGGCTCAGGTACAGGCTCAGCTAGAGGCTCAGCTACAGGCTCAGGTACAGGCTCAGCTAGAGGCTCAGCTACAGGCTCAGCTACAGGTTCATCTACAGGTTCATCTACAGGCTCAGGTAGAGGCTCAGCTACAGTCTCAGGTAGAGGCTCAGGTAGAGGCTCAGCTACAGGCTCAGGTAGAGGCTCATCTACAGGCTCAGCTACAGGCTCAGGTAGAGGCTCATCTACAGGCTCAGCTACAGGCTCAGCTACAGGTTCATCTACAGGTTCAGCTACAGGCTCAGGTACAGGCTCAGCTACAGGTTCAGCTACAGGTTCAGGTACAGGCTCAGGTACAGGTTCAGGTACAGGTTCAGGTTCGAAGTCAGATTTTGTCTCGGACTCTGGATTTGCTTCTAACCTTGTCACAGAATGAAATGTATCCTCGAGTAATGTGTCATCCTGGGGTTTGACTACATTCATAAAACTTTCATCCATATTATATACTTTTTCTTGAGACTGTTTACGCAGTAGTTGTTCTAAGAACAAAACCAATCTGTCTTTTAAGTTTACAAGAAAGGTCATGTGATATATAAAATAGGTATTTAAATATTCTTCGAACAAATCAATATTCGTTTTAATGAGTGTATCAATAAATACGCGATTGTTTACATAATTTCCAATATGTATTCCTGAAATGGATAATCGTTTTTCGGCTTCTCGTTTTCGGTCTTCGTGGTCTAGTGTATCATATGCCTTGTGTATAAGAAGGAGTATATCCCTATAAAGTTTATGAGCAAGTTCGGGATCATAGAATTTTGTAGGTTCTAAATCTTTATAAATCGGGTAAACATTTTTCACTGCTCCATGTGGTAAATTCAAAATATAATAGTCATATACATGGTTGTATAATTTGTAATAATCACAATAGATGCGATTATCAATCAATATAAATTGTTCATTTAAAAACACAATCTCATTCTCGGTAAATTTCACCTGAAAATGAAATGAATCTAGACCAAAAAAATGGTTGTCATTAATCGAAACAAACGCGGAATAGTTCTCACTCATTCCCTTTTTCTTTTCTTCTAATCGATGAAAGAGGTCTTGGATATGTTTTCGTAGTACAATGATTTCTACAAATCGGTCTTTCATTAAGTTATCTTTTTATTCTTTATTTATTATATGACCATTACAGATAAAAATATCCATAGTCTTGTCTACAACTATTGCAAAGATAAAGAGAAGCTGCCTGTTGAGTTACAGACCGTGCCTATTGGACAATGGGACGTAACTCAAGTGACCAACTTTAATAATCTATTCACAAAAACATTAGATTTCAATGAACCTTTAAACTGGGACACCAGTAATGTCGTTTCAATGATACACACGTTTTCAGGATGTAAAAATTTTAACCAACCTTTGGAATGGAACGTGACAAAAGTAAAAAATATGCGAGCTATGTTTACTGGATGTGAAGAATTTGACCAACCTTTGGAATGGGAAACCGATAGTGTAAGTGACACTTCTTTCATGTTTTTTAACTGTAAGAG